ATTTTAGATAATCTTGTGGAATGCTGATTTAATGGTTATCAAACAATAGTTTATCTTTGCGCTGTTATAGAACATCAATTCTAGCAGGTTCAATAAATCATGCTGTTTTAAGACGTTCAATTTTCAATGCTGTGTGGTAGAGGCTGTCAGGTTAGTAGTGGCTAGAATTGACGGAAATAAGCCTTAAAATTACTTATTTATAAGTAATTGATAATAAAGGAGTTTATTGACACAGAAAGTGTAACTGGTACGTTATGAAACTGATAATGTATTCTCAATTCCATAGTTCGAGAATTATGGAAATGAACAGCGTTATTTTGTAGGTGAAATTAGCGGATTTTGAGGGATGATAGGGAGGGTTCAGCACATCACCATAATCCCGTCATAAAGGCGTCAAATCAACCGTTTAAGCCACGATCTCAACCTACCCTATAGGTCATCATAGGTTGGGTAAATTGAGCGCTAATTTGGCTATAGTTGTGGATTGCCACTTGTTACCGTGTAACGCCGGGCAGATCTTTACCTTCGTCAATTCTATGATTAAACTGTCAATCGCAAGCTACATACTTAGTTGTATAATGACTCTATTGTGACCGTGTAACGCCGCGCCATGTGGTTTAGCCTTCACATTTGATACTTATTAGATACATGGCATATCCTTGTTAGACTTGTATTAGTTGAGAAATGAAACTATGTACTTGTATTGTTTTAATTACATAAACAGTATATACTGTTAGTGTAGTTTAAATGGTACATGGAGATAGTTGTGAATGTGAACTATGTACGGATTATCGCAAGGGTGTTACGGTGGGATACTAACCATTCCTATATTATTTCCACAAAAAAAGGCTTTATTATATTCAGATTGACGATTAACTCACAATCTGTTATAATAAACTATTATCTACGAAGGAGAGTGTGATGAAGAATAAGAGTCAAGAGAAGAATCTTATTTCATTCAGAAATAGTTTAAATATGACCGCTTTAGAGTTAAGTGAGAAAGTTGGTTCTAATTCAGGTCAATGGAGTCATTATGAGAATGGTCGTATTGCTCCGAAGTTAAACACCTTCCTTCGTATGAAGGCGATTGCAAAGAATAATGGAATAGACTTCAATGAATCTCTTTTCGCAAAGCAAGTAATTCAAAGTCAACCTTCATCTAAGCGAGTATCTTCATTAAAGGAGTTGAGAGAGGAATTGAAGTTATCGCAACCACAGATGGCGAGTGAACTTGGATTAACCTTGAGAACTTATGGTAGGTACGAGCGTTCTGATACTGACATACTGATTACTACTTATTTGGAGATCAAGAACTATGCCTTATCAAAATGTATTGACTTGAATATAGAGTATGAAGATAGGGAACCTGTTTATCGTGAACCTTCACCATCGTTACCAATTCGTCTTGAGATGAAACTATTAAGGAGTTGATATGGGAAAGAACACCGTTGAAGGCATGACGAATTACTCTGCTGCACTCAAGAAGTATGAACCTTCGCAACCTTTTCGTCAGGAGACGAAGGTAATCAATAGAAGAGGAGCGAGACGAGGAGTCTGCAAGCAAGTTGATGAACCGAAGACTCCATTTGCTGCATTGCGAATGGTCTTGAAGTTAACGCAGAGAGAATGGAGTGAGATTTGTGGAATCTCTGCCGTCGTGATTTATAACATTGAGCAAGGCAAAGGAGTGACTAACATTGCTGTTGCGAAGAGAATGCAAGATGAGGCTCGGAAGAGAGGAGTTGCCATCACACTTGACGAGTTATATCAACACGTCATTCCTTGGGTGAACGAAGATGATCTTGAAATTGAATCAGATGAAATTGGGATGATCTGATTTATTCTAAAAAACAAAAAAGGGCAGTAGGAAGATAAACCTACTACCCTCTTCTGATGATCAATCATCATCAAAGAACTCATCTCCTGCGTCATCGTGAATTGATAGAACAGCCGATCTAATCTGTTCCGCCGTATATTCTTCTTTCTCTAACAACCCTAACACCCATCGAGTCACTTTCAAGTTCTTCTCTGAACACTTCATCATTCGATCTGCGAGTTCATCATAAGGTCGAGTGATGGGTTTCCTTGGGCCTCGTCCGGTATACAACCATTCGACACAGACATCGAACAGTTTAGCGATGGCTACCATTCGATTCATGGGTGGTACTCGTTCTCCACTCATATACATACTGAATGCAGATTGAGTAATGTCTCCTAACAATGGAAGTATCTCAACAAAGGTTTTATCAAAGTATCCTGAGTTGATATACGCAGAGTGGATTCTCTGACCAATCTCACGATCTTTGTGTCCTGCTCCAGGCATGATCCGATCTCCTACACTCGATGAACGTGAACTATTTACATCACAACATTAAAAGTGTACAATCACACACTATCGAAGTCAACAACTATTTGGGGATTATTATGTTCTATCAAGAGATACAGAATGTCTTACCGCTCATCGACTTAATCTCAACGGCAAGATTGATGAAGATGACGCAACGTGAGCTTCGGATGAGGATCGAAGATCATGCCTTCACCTTTGAAGAGTGTTGTCGCTTCATTCGTTGCGCCAAGCAACCGACCTTGCTCAAATACATGATGTCGGTGATGGAGGTGAATGACTTGAAGTCGCCGACGTTGAACTGAAATGAATGCTCGAAAAGCCCGCGATTTGCGGGTTTTTTCATGGAAGTTCACTCGAAAACAAAAAAGTTTTGCGACTTATTATTATCTTTAAAGATATTCTTACTTACTTTAAATAATAATACTTGTTTATATGTATTATTATATAGAGTTCTTATGATATAGATTACTTCTTTTGTTTATATGTATTAGTGTTTAGATTAAAGAATAAGACAAGTCCCCCTGCCGGGGTGTTTCTAGCTTAATCCGCGTTTTTAGCCTTGTCAAGCATTATTTTCATATTGTTGTAAATCATTGTTTCTTGTGAAGATGTTGATGAAGGTCAGAGGGCGCTATCGCGGTCATCGTGTCCTTCACAGGCTGTTGGGTGTCCTCACAATCTGCTTGACTGTGTGCTGATATGCGTCTACCATATAGCTACTGTCGGCTAACGGCTAGAACAAGTGAGGTTACTCTGATGATTGAGAAAGTGTCGGTGATGTTGAAGATGGATGCCTTGGTGAAGGAGATGTTGGTGGAGTGTTCGCGGTTAGAGAAGCGCACGATGTCGGCGTATGTGGAGATGCTGGTGGAGGCTGATGCGAAGAGTAAAGGTCTTGACCCGATCTCGCTCAAATCGTTGTTGACTGAGCGGAGGCAGCAGGTGGTGGTTCGTGCGGATAGCGTGCTGGATATGGAGTTGCCGGATGGGATGGAACGTGACTTGTGGTGTGAGTTCGTCTCGATGCGGAAGACAAGCAAGCGTAAGGGAATGACGGCGATGACGGAGACTTCGGCGCGGTACATCGTCAAGCAGAGTGCGAAGGCGATAGCGAATGGCTGGAACATCAATACGCTTCTCGAAGAGGCGACGGCGAAGGAATGGAAGATGCCGGTCTATGAGAAGCATCTGACGAGTACCCCGGATGGTCGGATTGTGACGCAGAAGAAGGTCTTGAGTACGAAGGAACTGGAGGCGTTGCGTCTGGAGTTAAAGAATCACGAGTGCGTTGGGTTGCGCGTCTCGCGGGAGTGTTGGTCAGATTATGTCGATGCCGTGCTGGCGTCTGGTGTGGAGTTCGACATGGAACGGGCGGATTGGCTCTCTGAACGATTCCGCAAGAAGAATGGTAATCGAATCTGTGAGAACAACGAAATGGTCTTGCAGCGAGCGATAGAACAAAACAAGTTCATCGCTGATGATGGTGAGTGGATTATTGATCTAACGGGTCTTTAAGGAGACTGATATGGCGAAGGTCGTTGTTGGTGTACGGATGGATGCGGAGATTCGTGATGAGTTTATGCGGTGGGCGAAGGCAGATCGTCGTTCACTCGGTAACTATCTCGAAGCCTTGTTCATGCAAGAACGTGAGCGTCGGTTGAATGGTGATGTGACGTTGAATAGTTTAGCGAGAAAGTTGGATCAGATTGAAGGATTACTCGATCATCTCTTTGATCGGATTGATGCTGAAATTGCGAATTGTGAAGATTAACTAACGACGGCCCTCTTGCGCCTGCCTGCATCACACAGGCGCTTGGTGGCGGTCAAGCTGTGAACGAGGTAGGCTATGGATTACACGGCGGCGAACATCACGATCCTCGGCGAGCAGGATGTGCTGAGTCGATTCTTTTGGGCGAAGGCAGGTGCTTTGTCTGAGCAGTACCACAAGCCGGTGGAGTGGATTGAACGCGGTCTGCTGGCTTGTGAGCGGGTACGGATTCCACACGACTACTTCATCGACCGTTACCTTCGCAAGTTGCCCATCACGAAGGATGAAGGTATGGCAGCGGCCTTTGCCGACATTCTCAAAGAACAGCGTTGCAGCACCGCAAATTCCTGACCCTAGCGTTGAATCGTCTTTGTTGAGAAAACGCCTAGAATCGAAGATTTGGGGCCTTCCTGACCCCTTCCTGAATCAAACTCTGACTGAGACTAACGAAATGACTCCTTCGCAACTGGCTTCACGGTTGAACGACACGGCGGAAACGATTTGCCGGCACTTGCTCCCGGCAGGTAAGAAAGTAGGGAATGACTGGTGTGCCGGTGATGCTTATGGCGGTGAAGGGCGAAGTTTGAAGATTGTGCTGGAGGGGACGAAAGCGGGTGTGGGAAGTGACTTTGCGACGGGCGAGACGTTCGGAGACTTACTTGATGTCTGGCAGGTGACGCAAGGGTGTGGACTGGCGGAGGCGATGACGCAAGCCTGCTCGTTCCTCGGTATCGTCAACGATGGCAATGACAGCAAGCCGAAGAAAGAGTATCAGCGTCCGGCTCGTCCGAAGCTGGTCAAACGATTGAACCGTGAAGGTCAAGTCTATGCGTACCTGAAAACACGAGGGATGACCGATCAAGTTCTCGAAGATTTCCGTATTGCCGAAGAGAATGATCAATGGATCGTGTTCCCATACCTTCGTGAAGATGGTCACATCAATACGAAGTACATTCACATTGATCGTGACGAGAAAGGGAAGAAACAGTGTCGGCAGGAACAAGGAGCGGAACCGTGTCTCTTCGGTTGGCACGCCCTCGAATCGAAGTATCCTAACACTAGATTCACTTGTCTGACCGAGGGCGAGATCGACACGCTGACTCTCCATCAATGCGGAGTCCCTTCATTGAGTATTCCGAATGGTGGTGGCGGAGGTAACAAGCAGAATTGGATTGACCAAGACTTCGATAGATTAAATCGTTTCGACACCATCTATCTGTGTATGGATAACGATGAGGCCGGGAAGCAAGCTGAACAAGAGATTATTCGCAGGCTCGGTTGTGAGCGCATTCGACTGGTGAAGTTACCCTTCAAAGATGCGAACGAGTGTTTCAAGAATAACATCAAGTCGTTTCAGAAGTATCTACTCTCCGCACGTTCACTCGATCCTGATGAACTGAAATCCGCCGACAACTTCACTGATGAAGTGCTGGAGAAGTTCTATCCGAAACCGGGTAGCTTTAAAGGAATGAAGACGCCGTGGGCGAGTATTAACAACGCGATTACCTTTCAGCGTAAAGAGTTAATCCTGTGGACGGGATTTTCTGGAAGTGGTAAATCGACTGTATTGAATCAAGTCGCCATGAATGGTCTGCTGAATGGTGAGAAGTTTGTTATTGCCTCCCTCGAAATGCCAGCACGAGTTACGTTATGGCAGATGGTCAGACAGATTGCCGGTTGTCAGTCACCACCACCCGACGAGATTAAACGCATTATGAAGTGGCTTGGAGATAAACTCTGGTTGTTTGATTTGACCGGGACGGCCAAGACCCAACGCCTGCTCGAAGTGTTCAAGTATGCGGTCAAACGCTATGACATTCGCAACTTCGTCACCGACAGTCTCACTAAGTGCGGAATTGCTGATGATGACTTGAATGGACAGAAGAAGTTTATCGAACAACTCTGTGACTTCGGTAATCAATTCGACTGCACCAATCATCTCGTCGTGCATCAACGCAAGCCGGACAGTGAAAGTGCCAAACCGGGCAAGTTCGGAGTACGCGGGTCAACGGCCATGACGGATGAAGCGCATACCGTTCTCTCAGTCTGGAGATATTCCGAAGAGGGTGAAGAAGAGTTTCGCTTCAAGAAGAAAAAGAATGAACCGGAAGTGGAGAAACCGGATACGGTATTGAGTATTCTCAAGAATCGTGAGACTGGAGTCTTAGGCAAGTTCGGCTTGTTCTTTGAACCAATGAGTCTCCAATTCAGTGAAACGAGAAGTCTCAACGGGATAAACTACATGAATCGTGCGGAGGAAGATAAGGTGGATATTTTTTGAGCAGTGGTTTCACAGGTTGTAAATTATTTAACAGATAGGGAAATTGAGCATTGACGAGTTGGATGAAAGCGCCAAGCGAATCTTTGCTGAACCTGCGAAGATTGGCGCTCCTGTTGGAAACCAGAATGCAGCGAAGGATAAGGAAAACAAGAGTACAAATTATACTCTTGTTTCTACCCAGTATGGCCGCGCATCGCAGAATTGTGTTCATCGACATACTCAACGCAAACTCGACCGTCTTTCCAAGGATCGGCCTGACCTTCTCGAAAGAGTCTGTTCTGGAGAACTCAGTGTGAATCGTGCTGCAATCGAAGCAGGTATCGTGAAGCAACAATCAAGTCTCGATACTGCAAAGAAGTGTTTTTTGAAGTTGAATGAAGTTGAACGAAACGAATTTCTTTCTTGGGTTAGCGAGGTGTGATATGGGTATTGATGCTAAGTACAATTCAACTATGGTTCGTCTCGAAGAACGAGAATTGGAATATCCATTCTGGATTGATGACGATAAAGGAAAGCTAAACGGAAGGCTTTATTCTGCAAAAATCGCATTACAGAATAAAGATATAGATGTAGTTGAACTTGACTTTAGCGAGTTAAGAACTGTTATAAGTCGAGAGGCAATGGATAAGATTGTTAAGTTAGTTTTCGACGAATGCGGTATTGAGAATATAAAGAGAATAACCGTAGGAGTTAAGGATAGAGAAGTCTATCTTGATAGTCTGAGAAG